CAATACTTGCTGAAAACAATAAACCTAGATTATTATACTATTTAAAACGTAGAGGATATAGAAAATACTCTATGAACAGACCTGATAAAGTTTGGAACAAACTGTCAGTTGCTGAAAGAGAAGTAGGTGGCATGCCTAACTCAAGTGAAGATATTAAGCAAGCACACGCCGCAGCTATTGAAATGTATATACAAGACCACGTGGGATTGAAGCAAGATGGTAGTTATGGTGATATGGCTTTTAATCAAACACTAAATGATTGGGCTGGTTTTGATATAACAAGAAGAACTAAGTTCGACGCGAGTATTAGTAGCGGATTAGCAATAATGGCTTGCAATAGACATTTATACTCACCAAGAGAAAATGTTGAAAAAGAAAAAATAAATTTAAAAATAGCTAGATACAAAAATAGAGGGTATCATTCAAAATTAATAAAACAATAATATGGCTGAGTCTTACATGAGCAATTATTTTCCTAGTCAAGTAGTATCTGACAAAGAGAAGTTATCCTTAGATTACGGTTTAAAAATAGGTAAAGCTATAGAAAGCGAGTGGTTTAAAAGAGACTCTGGCACTAATAGATTTGCAAGTAACCAAAATAACTTCCATAAACTTAGATTGTACGCGAGAGGAGAACAAGCTATTCAAAAATATAAAGATGAGTTGTCTATAAATGGTGATTTATCATATCTTAATTTAGACTGGAAGCCAGTACCTATTATACCTAAATTTGTAGATATAGTAGTAAATGGTATATCAGAAAGATCATACGATATAAAAGCTTATACACAAGATCCTTTTGGAGTAGATAAGAGAACTAAGTATATGGAAAACATATTAGCTGATATGAAGTCTAAAGAACTTACTGATTACGCAGCTGAAGCTTTTGGAGTAAATTTAATGTCTAGTCAACTAGAAGTATTACCTCAAAACCAAGATGAATTACAACTTCATATGCAGTTAAACTACAAGCAAGCTGTAGAAATAGCTGAAGAACAAGCTATAAATGTTTTATTAGATGGTAATAGATATGAGTTAACTCGTAAAAAATTAAATTACGACTTAACTGTTTTAGGTATAGCTTGTGTTAAAAATAGCTTTAATACATCTCAAGGAGTAAAAGTAGAGTATGTTGATCCAGCAAATATAGTTTATTCATATACTGAAGATCCATATTTCGAAGATGTATATTATTTTGGTGAAATAAAAACTCTACCTATAAACGAAATAGTAAAAGAGTTTCCAGAATTAACTGAAGCTGACTTAAAAGAGTTAAGCAATCAAAGTCATCAAACTACTGGTTTTTATAATAGATCTTTATCTGAGTCAACAAATTTAGATAAAAATCAAGTTCAAATCTTATATTTTAATTATAAGACATACATGACTCAAGTTTATAAGACAAAAACAACATCAACAGGTGCTAGTAAAGTTATAGTTAAAGATGATCAATTTAATCCTCCTACAGAGTTGTTAGAAGCTAATTTTGGTAAATTATCTAAACAAATTGAGGTTTTATTTGAAGGGGCTATGGTTTTAGGATCTAAAAAAATGTTAAAGTGGAAACTAGCATCCAACATGATGAGACCTAAGAGTGATTACACTAAGGTCAAAATGAACTATAATATAGTTGCGCCTAGAATGTATAAGGGTAAAATAGAGTCATTAGTTAGTAGAATTACTACTTTCGCTGATATGATTCAACTAACACACCTTAAAATTCAACAGGTGATGTCTAGAATGGTTCCAGATGGTATATATTTAGATGCTGATGGTTTAGCTGAAATAGATTTAGGTAATGGAACAAACTATAATCCACAAGAAGCATTAAACATGTTTTTCCAAACTGGTAGTATAATTGGTAGATCGTTTACGTCTGATGGTGATATGAATCCAGGTAAAGTACCTATTCAAGAAATACAAAGTGGGTCTGGGGGACAAAAACTAGCTTCACTTATACAAACATATAACTACTACCTACAAATGATCAGAGATGTCACGGGATTAAACGAGGCACGTGATGGTAGTATGCCAGATGCTAAGACATTAGTAGGTGTTCAAAAGTTAGCAGCCGCTAATAGTAACACAGCTACAAGACATATATTACAAGCTGGTTTATTCTTAACAACAGAATTAGCAGAGTGTTTATCACTTAGAATATCTGATATAATAGAATATTCACCAACTAGAGAAGCTTTTGTTCAAAAATTAGGTAGACATAATGTCGCTACGTTAACTGAAATGTCCAACTTGCATTTATATGATTTTGGTATATTTATTGAGTTAACACCTGATGAAGAAGAAAAAGCTATGTTAGAAAATAACATACAGCAAGCATTACAACAACAAGGTATAAATCTTGAAGATGCTATAGATATTAGAGAGATTAAAAATATAAAGCTTGCTAATCAGTTATTAAAACTAAAACGTAAAAGAAAGGCTGAAGAAGATCAAATGATCCAACAGCAAAACATACAAGCACAAGCACAAGCAAACGCTCAAGCTCAACAAGTTGCTGCTCAAGCTGAAGTTCAAAAAAATCAAGCTTTAACTCAAAGCCAGATGCAATTAGAACAAGGTAAGAGCCAATTAGAGTTACAGAAAATGCAACAAGAAGCTATGCTTAAGAAAGAGCTTATGAATTTTGAGTTTGAATTAAACTTAAAGTTAAAGCAAATGGAGACTGAGATACTTAAAACTAAAGAAAAAGTAAAAGAAGATCGCAAGGACGAAAGAACAAAAATCCAAGCGTCACAACAATCTGAATTAATAGATCAAAGAAATAATAAAAAACCACCTAAAAACTTTGAATCTTCAGGTAATGATATAATGGGTGGCGGTTTTGGCATGAATGCCTTTGAACCGAGATAATTTGTTTAATTTTATAATATTATATTATGGCTAAAAAAAAGAAAGCTGAGGCGGTTGAAGAAATCGTTGAACAAGTACAAGAACAGCCTATTGTTGAAGAACAAAAGGTTGAAGAACCCTCAAATCCAAATGAGGTTAAAGATGATGGAACTATTAAAGTAGATTTAGATAAATGGGCTAAAGTTGATAAAAAACAAGATACTGATGTAGCTAAAGTAGATTTATCTAATAAAGAAGAAGAACCAAAAGAAGAACCTGTACAAGAGGTTAAAGAAGAGGTTACTCCTGAAACAGAAACAGAGGTAGAAGATACACCTGTTGTTGAAGAGATTACTGAAATAGAAATAGAAGAAAAAACTGAAGAGCTTCAAGAAGAAGTTGAAGAAGCTGTAACTGAAGCTCAAGATACTGGTGAACCACTACCTGAAAACATACAAAAGGTAGTTGAGTTTATGAACGAAACCGGTGGTAGTTTAAATGATTACGTTAGATTAAATCAAGATTATTCAGATATGGGTGATAATGATTTACTTAACGAGTACTTTAAACAAACAAAACCTCACTTAACAGATGAAGAAAGATTATTCGTTATGGAAGATCTTTATTCTTATGATGAAGAGGTTGACGACCCAAAAGATATTAAAAGAAAAAAATTGGCATTAAAAGAGCAAGTTGCGAATGCCAAAAGCCACTTGGACGGGCAAAAGTCCAAATATTATGCTGAAGTCAAGGCTGGAAACAGGTTAGCGCCTGAACAACAAAAAGCTATTGACTTCTTTAATCGATACAATGAGGACGCTAAAACTATTGAAAAGAATAAATCTGTTTTTCAAAAGAAAACAAATGATGTTTTTAACGACGAATTCAAAGGTTTTGAATATAGAGTTGGAGAAAAAAGATTTAGACTTAACATTAAAGAAGCTGATAAGGTTAAAAATAACCAAATGGATCTAACAAATTTTGTTAATAAATTTACTGATAGTAAAACACAACAAGTTGGGGATGCTAAAGGTTATCATAAATCTTTATTCACAGCTATGAATCCTGATTTAGTTGCTAATCATTTCTATCAACAAGGTAAAGCAGATGCTATCAAGGATAGTATGGCTAAAGCTAAAAATGTTGATATGTCACCTAACCAAACACATGGAAATGTTATACAGTCTGGTGGTATGAAAGTTAGAGCTATGTCTGGTAATTCATCTAACGACTTCAAAGTTCGGTTTAACAGAAACACAAATAAAATAAGTTAAACATTAAAAATTAAAAATTATGCCTTTTATTAATCCCGCTCAAGGTGCTGAATTACAGCACTTGACACCTCGCCCAACTCAATCGTTGTGGGGAGACAATTATTTGAGCTTCGATTCTGCATCTGGCGGTGGAACATTCGCACAACAATTTTTACCAGAAATTTATGAAAAGGAAGTAGAAAGATACGGAAAAAGAACTGTATCTGGTTTCCTTAAAATGGTAGGAGCTGAAATGCCTCTTGCTTCTGATCAAGTTATTTGGTCTGAACAAGGAAGATTACACGTCGCTTATGATTCGTTAGAATCTGGAGCTAACTCTGTACAAGTTGCAGTAGCTGCTGATAATACAATTACATTACCTGCTGGCCACTTAGTACAACAATTTGATACAGTTATCATTGTAAACAATGAATCAGCTAGATTAGGTAATACAATAAAATGTAGAGTATCTGCTATTACAAATACAGGAGCTACAGTTTTACCTTATTCAACTAATGATTTAGCTGATGGCGCTTTGTTTGCTAATCTTGATGACATCAAAGTATTCGTTTATGGTAATGAATATCCAAAAGGTTCTTCAGGAATCGTTGGTAGCATCGACGCTGGGTTTACTCAGTTTAGCAACAGACCAATCATCTTAAGAGACAGATACCAAGTTAATGGTTCTGACACTGCACAGATCGGTTGGGTTGAAGTTACAACTGAAAACGGAGCTTCTGGTTACTTATGGTACATGAAGTCTGAACACGAAGCTAGATTAAGATTTGAAGACTACCTAGAAATGTCTATGTTAGAAGCTGAGCAGGTAGCTGCTGGTTCTGCAATTACTGGTGTTCAAGGTACTGAAGGTCTTTTTGCGGCTGTTGAATCAAGAGGTTTAGTATTTACTGGAACTGATTTTGACGTACAACTTAACTATGCTGCTGCTGATGGTGGTGCTGGTTCTGCTGGTTCATACGTTGCAAACTCTGGTCTTTCAGAATTTGATACTATTCTTCAAGAATTAGACAAGCAAGGTGCTATTGAAGAGAACATGATGTTCTTAGATAGAAACACTGCTCTAGAAATTGATAACATGTTAGCGTCTGTAAATTCACACGTTGCTGGTGGTGCTTCTTATGGAGTATTCAACAACGCAGAAGATATGGCGTTAAATTTAGGTTTCTCTGGTTTCAGAAGAGGTTCTTATGACTTCTACAAGTCTGAC